CGTTTTAGATGGTTATTTGATTGATATGCCAAATAGAAACGAATTTAGGATTGTAGAGGTGTAATAAATACCCCTAAAATCAATTTTAAGCCCGCTTAGGCGGGTTTTTTATTGTCTAGGTATATCATTACCTATGTTTTATTTTTTAATCGTTTTTAGATAGGTTTGTGTAATTTTATGTTTTTTTACTAAACTCATTATAGTGATATTGTTAGTAAGTATATATAGGGGTTTATATACTCATTAGATATTTGAATAAATATCTAATATATAATATATGCCCGTTATTCACAGTTTATCCACAGGTTTTTCCACAGACTTATCCACAGTTTTTCATATTAGATTAAAAAGATTATTTGCATTAGATAAAATAATCATGTAATGTGCAGTTTCCTATAACCTAACTGGAGAATTAAAAATGAAGTTTTGTGTTGATTGTAAGTTCTACAATCCTAAAAAACAGGATTGCATACGCGAGGGCAAATTAGACCTTGTGACCGGTGAAACCCTCTATCCGTCCGCATATATTCCTAGAAGCGGTACAACAGCTAATGATTGCGGTGTTAATGCACAGTTCTTTAGTCCCTTACCCGCACCAACTCCCTTACCAACTGGCGCAGACCCTTTTTAGGAGTATAGCGATGACTACATTACTTTACGGCATGGAATACAAGCCAGACGTTAAGCAACAAAAGGCATACGAAAAGAAAAGACAAGCTGCAATTAAGTTACTTGGTGACAAGTATTTATTAGCAAAGCCCATACAAAAGAAAGGGGATAAAGATGAAAAGTTCATTGCTAATCGCTTTACTAACAGTTCTATCCGGTGATTGTGATGCCAAGATAATTGGTGAAACTAATAATCAAGGGAATGGCAAGATTATTATTACTGACGAATTGTGCAGAGATAATACGAACCGCCTAGCTTATTCTGTCATGAATGGTTACAGCACTATTTTCGGGTGCTGGACGTACGATGATGAATACATCCACATTAGATGGTATGACAATGATTTTAGGTCTTACCCGCTTGGTGGATGGCTTATTTTTAATGCAAACAAACCTAATACCTAACTGGAGATTTTATTATGGCAAATGATAGAGCAGATTTTGCGCCTGAGATACGTAATCAGGCATGGTGGGCAACAGATACCCGCAGAGCAGTCAATGGGAAAGCCGTTGAAGCTATTTTAGAGAAGCAAGGTAAAAAAGAGCTAGACGATTTATCTCATATTGAAGCCGTGCAAATGGGTCATGTCATGCAGCCCGTTATCGGCACATTAGTAACTAACAAACTAGGACTGGAGATTAAAGATGCTGACTACTCTCTTACTCATTCTCGTGAGCCTTGGTTGCGCTCTCATTTTGATTTCATTACTTCTGATGGAAAAACCTTGGTGGAGGCTAAAAACTATAATGCAGGGGCTAGGAATAAGTTTGATGCTGATAGCAATCGTGTTCCTGCTGCTGATTATTATCAGTGCTTGCATGAAGCTACTGTTCACGGTGTTGACCACGTTATTTTAGCGGTATTGTTTGGTGGACAAGAGTTTCAAACGTTTGATTTTAAGTTTAATGATGAACAGAAAACAGACTTTATTAAAGAGATGGCTGTATTTTGGGGTCATGTCGCTAATAGGACAATTCCAGACCCTCAAACGATTGATGATACTAAGCTCGCATATCCGCAAGGCGGTGAAGGTGTTGTTACGGCTAACGATAAAATTGAGAAGGTAGTCGCATATCTCAAGCAAATCAATGGCAGTATTAAAGACCTAGAAGCGCAAAAAGAGGAAGCAGAAGTATTCCTACGCAATACGCTCGGCACAAATAGCGAAATACGGACTTTCTCCGGTGAAACGCTTGTGACTTGGAAAAACAGTAAGCCAAGCAAATTATTTGATAAAGACTTATTCCAAAAGGCAATGCCTGATTTATACAATCAATTCCTTGTTGAGAAAATGGGTTCACGGAGGTTTTTACTAAAATGAATAAATGGACAAAAGAAAACTTTGAGAAGTTTGATGCTGCACATCCAGAGATTTACAACTTATTTAGAACCTTTGCTATTCAGATCGCACAGAAGCGTACGCATTACTCCGCTAAAAGCATATTCCATCGTGTGAGATGGGAAACCGCAATGGGAGATGCAGAAGGTGAATTTAAGATTGATGATGGCTGGATTAGTCACTACGCGCGTAAGTTTGTAAAAGACTATCCAAAATACAAATATTTGTTTCAATTTAGAGTAAGACGTTTTGGTTATCACGGAGGCGATGATGAGTAAAAGACATAAGTGGTATAACGAAATTGTGGCTTGGGCATCTGGTGCAGAGATTGAATCTTATGCTGGTTTGGGCGATGAAATTTGGGATGATGAACCATATCCTGACTGGAATCACACAGTTTTAAAATTCCGCATTAAACCAACACCTAAAGAGCCACAGTATTTGTATTTGTATGTGTTTGCAGATTTAGCAGATTGGGAAGCAACAAGGATTTCTGTTTTTAATTGCAAAAAAGATTATGAAACATACATAGGCAAAATTAAACTAGAAGGGGATGAAAATGAGTAACGCAATAGTTCCGTTTACGGAGATGCAACAGATGGCTAAGGCTATTGCTCAATCCGGATTGTTTGGCATGAAGGATGAAGCAAGTGTTTTAGCATTGATGGCAGTTGCACAAGCAGAGGGATTACATCCAGCTACGGCTGCACGTGATTTTCATATTATACAAGGCAGACCAGCACTGAAAGCAGATGCGATGCTTGCACGTTTTCAAATGGCAGGAGGTACAGTTGAGTGGCAAGAATACACCGATAAACGAGTTACAGGGATTTTTAAGCACCCAAACGGAGGAGAGCTTGCTGTTACTTGGACAATTGAACAGGCTAACAATATCGGGCTTATCAAACCTGGAAGCGGATGGCAAAAGTTTCCAAGAGCTATGTTGCGCTCACGATGCGTTAGTGAAGGCATTAGATCAGTATTCCCAGGCAGTGTCACAGGCTTTTACACCCCAGAAGAAGTCGAGGAGTTTACGCCACCAGCAAAAGACATCACGCCTAAAAAGCCGGACTTAAAAGCGGTTGAAAAGATTATTGATAGCATAGACTCAGACGTTGTTGATACCACCGATTTTTTACCTTTAATGCTACCTGCTGGCGATCAATACGGCATTTATGCAAATGAGGAAGAATGGATACAATCTTACGCTGATTTAACGTCTAAAATTTATTCTAGTATGAAACTATCAACTGAGGATAAAGAAGCGAAATACAGCGATTTACGCAAGGCTAACGATGACTTTATTACAAAGCTCTCATTACCAAACAAAACCAAGTTCTTTGAAACTGTAGAATCAATCAGAAAGGCTTAATCATGGCTAACGGATATACTTTCCCAAACTTAACGCCAAGCAAAGGCGTTTTATACACTAATCAAAAAAAGTTAAAAGATGCACACCCCGATTTTCAAGGTGCAATCATGTTAGCTGATGGTACAGTCGTTAAAATCTCAGGCTGGACTAAACACACACCAAAAGGCAAGCTAATCAGTCTAGCAGAGGATAATTATGTGCCTAAATCTCAAGCCAATCTTGAGAATAACAGCTATCCTAGAGAAGTAACTCCAGAGCCGGACGAAAACGATATCCCGTTCTAATCTTATAATGGTATAATATGATAACACTTAAATTGCCTTATCCTCCTAGTGTCAATAATTACTGGCTTGCATCCGGTCATAGACGATATATCTCTAAAAGAGGTAAAGAGTTCAAAGACCATGTTGCATGGTACTGTAAAGAGCATAAAGTGAGTTCTTTTGGCGGTGTTGATGTTGAGGTGCATATTGTCATTCATCCTAGATCAAAAATCTTAATGGATATTGATAATTGCGCTAAAGCCATATTAGATAGCGTAGAAGGTGCTGGAATTGTGTTTGATGATAAGCAAGTGGTTAGGCTTGTTATTGAGCGTGGCATTTTAGTAAAAGGCGGTGGCTGCACAGTCACTATTAAGAAGCACTCCACAAGCTCAAGTGTGAATCTACCGAAGGTAGATAGTTAGGGAGTTGCGCCAGCCGACTTCTTGAGCAAGCTGGCACTTAACTTAGAGGGATATTATGAAAACTAAACTATTTATTAGTACACCGATGTATGGCGGAATGTGTTTTGGTTATTACACTCAAGCCGTACTGCAATTAAACAACGTATTACGCGAAAAAAACATAGACTCGATGTTTTCCTTTATGTTTAACGAAAGTCTCATTACACGCGCTAGAAATGCGCTTACGCACAACTTTCTAAAGACTGACAGTACGCATTTATTATTTATCGACTCAGATATCGGTTTTAACCCGCATGATGTTGTCAAAATGATTGAAGCTGACAAAGATGTTATTGGCGGGATTTATCCTAAAAAAGAAATCAATTGGTACAGCATCAAACAAGCTATGGACAATAACGTTCCATTTGATCAATTGAAGTATTACACCGGTTCATTTGTCGTAAACCTTGTGGATTATGCGGCAGAAGTAACCGTTCCAGTAGATCAACCTATTGAAATCTACAATGCAGGGACAGGCTTCTTATTGATTAAACGTGAAGTGTTTGAGAAGTTATCTGAACACGTACCAAGCTACAGCAATGATGTGATGGACTTGGGCGGGACTAATCAATTAAAAGAGGAAATTAAAGAGTATTTTGCCACCAGCATAGAGCCAGGGACTAATCGTTTGTTATCAGAGGATTATCACTTTTGCCATATCTGGCGGAAAATTGGGGGACAAGTGTACGCTGCGCCTTGGGCTACATTAACCCACAATGGCACATACAGTTTTGAAGGGCGTTTAATTCCAGCGCCTTAAAGGTTATGGGGGAAAGCGGTGCAATTTTTTTAATCAAAAAAACAAATTGTCCGACGACACGCGAGTACCCCGCCATTACTTATCGGCAACCCCATCTCTTACGAGCAGCTTTTCCTCGCGTTCCTTTCCAGCTTTTACTTCTAGCACAGAAAGATTTATGACGAGGGCTTTTAGGGTCTTTTGTTGGTGCTTTAAGGTTTGAGCCAGTAGCACGGTTATGCTTCTTTCTACCTTTTTCAGTTAAACCAGCTCCCTTAGAAGCCGGTAACTTCTCACCACGACCAACAGATAATTTTACGTTCTTACGTGCCATTAGCGTTTAGATTTGCGTGTGTTTCTTGCTGGCTTCTTATTCATGTTACGTAAAATGCGTTGTGCTTCTTTAGAGCCGTACGCTTCGTTTTCGCCACCTTCTCTAGCGGCTTTGTCTTGTGCTGATTCTGCCATGATTATCTCCTAGTTTTACGTTTAGATTTACGTGCTGTACTTAGTGCTGCTGCTACTGCTTGCTTCTGTGGACGACCAGACTTCATCATCTCTTTAATGTTTTTACCAATTGTCTTGCGACTAGAACCTTTTTTTAACGGCATCATTCACTCCTAGTAAATAAAGCGACTTCGGCTTTCCGCCTACGGTCTAACCCATCATTGACTTTGCCACCAGCTTTATTGTATTTAAGCCAGCTTTGCATAGCCCTTGTTTTATCCCCTCGATTAATCTTTTGACGGACTTGGCTTCGCTGTAATACCCCAAGACCAAGATTAAAGCTAAAACATACAAGAGCATCAAACTGATTCTGTGTAAGCGGTACAGATATATAACGCTCAATCCCTCGTTCAAAACGGGTGACATCTTTAGCCAATAAACTGTAGCACTCATTTACTGTTAGCACCCTGTTCCACTCATTAGGTAAGCTACGACCATCCCCAATAAGATGCCCAATCCCAACAGTCCACTTACCAACGCAATCAACGTACGGACTCGTTTTGATGCCTTCAAATTGTTTGATGAGGTTAAGCCCATTTATGCTCGTTTTCATTGCTTGCCAAAATGTCTTGCACCAAACCAAAATCCAATTACAGACGACCAGATCACCTGAGTTTGTTCATCCCACAAGATGCTCATAGCATTGCTAAATGGGACGTTTGTATGTACTGCGTAATAGAATCCAAACACATCCACAAAAATAAAACAAACAAAGAAGCCAAAAGTAATTGCAGGGCGTACCAACGCGCGGATGTTGACCACCCATGTTGACGCTCCAACTGCACTGGCTGTATCTTGGGCGTAGATGGCTTGCATTTGTGCTGATTGGGCTGTGATGTCTGCGATGTTTTCCTGCGAGGCACTTTGAGTTTGGAGTTCTGCATACTTTACTTCCTCTAAGTCTTTTTGAGCTACATACCCCAATTTTTGCAATTCTAATTGCTGTTGCATTTGAAGTTGAGCCAAAGCAAGCTCATGTGATTTATCGCTCTTATCCTGGAAGAAGTCCAATATCTTAGGGACGCTTCCGGATAAGAAGCTAATAATCATTGAGATTAAGGTAATCATAGCGCTTTAAA